ATAACAAGGACGAGGCAATAGGTTTAGCGGATGTTAAAGGGATTAAAAAGTATGGCGATAAGATCGCTATTAAAATCACAGAGGATCTAGTAAAAAGGCTAAGTTTAAAAGGCGAAGAGTTAGGACTATTATCGGGGTCACCCAGTACAGTAACAAGAATTCAGAAAATAGTTCCAGCTGTAATGATACAGAAGCTATTTCCCCATAAAATAAATAGACCAGATATGCGGTTGAAAGTTAATAAACAACTTGCAAAAGAAGCAAAAAAGCATAAGGTAAATAGAAATACTACTGATAGTATCATTAAAGCGGGTACAGCAGCTGTATTAAGAAGAACTGCAGGAAAAAATGTATCAAAGAAGAAAGGGAAGAAAAATGCAGGACAAAGAGCACAAGGTAAAACAGCACAAAGTCCCATAGCTTTAAGAAACTTGATTAACGAAATGCTTCCACAGATGGTAGCTAGTAAGATGACATCACCCGCCCTTCAGTTTAGGACTGGTAGATTTGCAAACTCAGCTAGAGTTGAGAATGTAAATATGGGGTCAAGAGGAGGAGTACATGTAGACTATACTTACATGAAAGCACCTTACGAAACTTTTGAACCAGGCGGAAAACAGGGCAGTACACAAAGAGACCCTAGAAAGATAATAGGAGCAAGTATAAGAGAACTTGCTATGGGAATAATTGGTAGACAACCTACCACGATTAGGAGAAACTAATGGATTCAGCTACAGCAAGATTATATTCGACGCGTAGAAGAGCCATAGTTGGAGCAATCGCAGACAAATTATACGAAAGCTTGAACGGCTCATATCCTTTTAGGAGTTCCGTTCAGAGCGTAGAGCCAAGACTTAGATTCTGGGATGAAGTTACAGACTTCCCCGCAATTCAAGTAGGGGCTGGACAGGAAACCCGCGAATATGAAGGCGGTGGTTTCCGATTTAGATTTTTACGAATAACAGTTAGGTGTTATGTTAACGACAATGAAGACGTTATATTAGCACTTGAAGAGTTATTAGAAGACGTTGAGACTGTACTCGAGGATAATGATCCTTTGACGTACACAGACTCAACAGGTACGTCTCACACTACAGCTAAGACCACAATCTTAACAGTGGATACGGACGAAGGTGTATTGGAACCTCTTGGTGTCGGAGAAGTCATCGTAGAGATTCAATACTAGAAAAAAGCTCAAGTTAAATAAACATTTAACACGGCTCTTTCAAAGAAAAATTAGGAGAAAAAATAATGGCATTTCATTTTAGTAGAGATACCAAAGTATTCATGAAGTTTCACGCGACTGTTGCAGGCACGGACGACGCGCTTTACGAATTACCAGTACTAGACGGGTACTCCTTCAGCCAAGCGACTAATAGTTCAGAGATTACTTTGAACGAAGCCGCAGACGCTTCAGGAAACAGCAAAAGGGGACGAGCTATGTTCAATGATTCTTTTGCCCCCGCAGAATGGGCTTTTAGTACGTACATGCGACCTACGACTTCGGCCGCCGGTGACGTGTATGTAACTAATCAGCATGCAGGAAACGCAAAGAAATTCGCAGTAGAAGGACCCCTCTGGGCAGCAATGTCTGGAAGCACCTATGCTTTAGCAGCTAGTTCACTAGCTTCAAATGCATGGACTGCAGCAACAATTGAACCAAATGTATTTAACTTTCAAAACTCAAATAAAGTAGCACTTGGTGTGTTTGACTTGTATTTTGTACTAGGAGCAGCAAAAGATACTGCTACTGGGATTTATGCAACTGGAACAGAAGGCGTAACAGTTTATAAGATTTCAGATTGTTCAGTAGGTTCAGCATCCGTAGATTTCGATATCGAAGGACTAGCTCAAGTTGCATGGTCAGGACAAGGAAAGAAAATCAAAGAAGTTACTCAACTTAGTACTACCGCTGGAGCAACCTCTCCCGCAGTAGTTGGAGAAGAGTATACAACCAAAGGTTTGGTAAACGAAGGAGTTACAGATACAAATAACTTTATCAGACAAAAACTTACATCACTAGCAATTTCTTATGACTTAAGTGATTCTGTAGGAGGAAGCACAGCTTCTGACGGAGACACACAACTAGGCGCAGATAAAACCTATAGTGTAGTTTTAACTGGTGGTAATATTACTATTGAAAATAGTTTAACTTACCTAACACCAGAAACTTTAGGGACTGTTAATCAGCCTCTAGGGCATGTAATGGGAACCAGAAATGTTTCAGGTAACTTTACTTGTTACCTAAATAATGTTGCAGATGGCTCAATGGATCTTCTCGAAGATTTACACGAAGCTACTAGCATTGTTACAAATAGTTTTGACTTAACATTCAGTATTGGTGGAGCATCCGCTCCGAAAGTTGCAGTAGCATTACCGAATTGTCATCTAGAATTACCGACTCATTCAATTGAAGACGTAATTAGTGTAGATGTCAACTTCCATGCTTTACCAACAGATCTTTCGGCAGCAGCTGGATCTTCCAGTGCAAACGAAGTGACGTTAACTTACACGTCATAACTTAAACAACGGTGGGTAGCTTCGGTTACCCACCTTTTTTGGAATTTAAAAAAACAAATGAACGATACAATAAAAAAAGAAGCAGTTAAAGCTGTTTCACTAAAGAGTCTAATGACTCCAAGCAAGACAGTGGAATTTGATTATCCCGGTTGTGAGGGCTTTAAAGTAAAACTCTGCTATTTAGCAAGAGAAGAACTAATGAAACTCAGAACTCGTTGCGTATCTCAAGTATTCAATAAGAAAACTAGAGGCTACGAAGAAAAAATGGATGATGACAGGTTTCTCGAAGAATATACTAAAGCAGTAATTAAAGGATGGGCAGGTTTTAAACTTGGCTATGCTAAGAATATGTTGCTACTAGGAGATCTAAGTCCTGACCAAGAAGAATCAGTATTGGAATTTTCACAAGAAAACGTAGAAGTACTTATGAAAAATTCAAGTGATTTTGATACTTGGGTTACAGAACAAGTAGGCGAACTAGAAAATTTTACTACGAGCAAGTAGCCTGGGCTCTTGCACAGATAGATAGACTTTTTGGCGATAAGATGACTGTAGATGCATATCTACAGATGTGTCACCAAATGGACCAGGAGCCTGATCCCAATGAAATGCCCCCAGAAACGAGGGATTTCCCTCTAGAGATACAGGAAGCTTTTGTTATACATGCTATGCTACCTGATAGGTGGGACGGAGCAAGTGGTTCTTATATGGGTAAGGATTGGTCACCTTTAATGGACCTACTAGATATACAGGGAGTTCTCGACAAGAGGACTGTCTGCTTTTTCTTGAAACACGTTGAGAGTGCTCACACGATAAATATCAATGGAGAGCTTAAACGTAAGCAAGACGCCGATAAAAGGCGAAAATAAAAGCAAATTAAATGGCAAAGAAAATTCAAGCAGCTGAGATTATTATCAAAACCACCGATGGTGGTTCTTATAAAGTCATGGGCGCAGAAGCGGAAAAATTAGCTAAAAAGCTAAAAAAGACCGAGACTGCTACTAGAAATGTTGACCGCGCCACCAAAGGCGTAACTAAGCAATCCTCTAACTCCACAAAAGAATTTAGTAAAATGGCGACCATGCAAGGTGGACTCGTCTCTGTGTATGCTACTATAGCAGCACAAGCATTTGCTTTATCAGCCGCATTCGAATTCTTAAAATCCTCAATGCAAACCCGAAATCTTATAGCAGGCCAAGAAGCCTTCGGCTCAGTCACGGGTACTGCATACGCATCATTAACCGCTAATATACAAAACGCCACACAGGGAATGCTCAGCTTTAAAGCTGCAGCTAGTTCTGCGGCTATTGGTGTTGCAGCGGGACTAAGTGCAGGACAACTAGAGAACTTAGGTAAGGTTGCAACTAACGCCTCCTTAGCCCTTGGTAGAGACTTGGAAGACTCCTTTAATAGGTTAATCCGAGGTGTTACTAAAGCGGAGCCAGAATTACTAGATGAATTAGGTATTATTCTTAGACTAGAAAATGCAACACAAAAATATGCATTAAGTGTGGGAAAAACTAGAGAACAATTAAATGCTTACGAGAGAACGCAAGCTGTTTTAAATGATGTATTAGATCAAGGAGAGAGAAAGTACGCAAAAATACAAGAAAAGATGGATCCTGCAGCTTTCGCAATGGGTCAATTCTCTAAAACCATAGATGATTTAATTGTATCATTTCAAAACTTTATAATGAAAGGTATAATTCCTGTTCTTGGCTTCTTTAAAGAGAACGCTATGGCTTTAGTAGCTGCTATTGCTTTATTTATTACTCCTATTCTTAGGTCTTTGTTACCCAATTTGAGTAAAGGTTTGGAAGAGTCTACTATAAAGATGAAAAGTTCCTTTGGTTCAATGAAAACAGAATTTGCGGACATGAAAGAAGCTATGACAGATCTAAGTGATCATGGTAAAGATATGACTGTACTACCTGCGGCAGACCAGCAAAAGAATTTAGAAGGTTTGGGAGTAAAAAACTTCGGGGGCAAGAACGATAAAGGCGAGAAGATGCTGAATAAACGACAAATCTCTTCATATAGACGTATGATGAAAGAGAAGAAGGGTATTTATATGCGGATGAATCGTGAAGAAAGACGCCAGTTCCGTATGCATCTAAATATGCAAGAAGCTATGTTAAAAGGTCACTCAGCTAAAGCTGCAGCTACAGTAAATCTCTATGAAAAGGTAAAGCAAACGAGTTATAAAGTTACTCAAGTTGTCTATCAAGGAACTCTTACAGCAATGAAAGGAGCGTCTGTAGCCGCGGCATGGGCAATGAATAAGGCTATGATGGCTATTGGCTTTATTGGTATGATAGCAATGATGTATTCTGCTATTAAAGCATTATGGGATTGGTATAAAGATCTAGATGAAGCTGCCGCACGTATGCGGAAACAGACAAAAGATACTACGACTGCGATAAAAGAATTAAATGGTGAACTCGCAAAGATGCTAGATATAAAAAATAATGATTATCTACTCGATCTTAAGGGACACTTAGAACAGACAGGACAGGCTTTACAGAGTACAGGTGTAGCAAAGCAGATAGCCGCGTATAATAGAGAATTGAAGAAAGCGGGTAGTGCAGAGGCGTTTAAAGAATCTGATTTAGGTAAAGAGTTTGTAAGTTTAGCTAAAAAATTAGTAGGCTTTGACGAAGGATACGCAGGCTTACTAAGTACGATGACAGAAGGTATAGAAGTTACAGATACACAAGCAGCAAGCTTTAAAGGTTTAGCTACTGATATAATAAATGCTTCTGAGGCTTCAAAAAGATTCAATATGAATCAAGAAACTGTTAATAAAGCTTTAGATAAGCAAATACGAAAATTCGCCCAATTACCTTATCAAGATATACTTGATGCTCTAAATTCTTCACTTGAGGATCTTGATGTAGTAATACCTGCACATATAAATAATACTGCCACTCGTCTTGCGATATCAACAAGCCTTATTGATACCACCAATACAACATTAGCAGATCAAGGAATGAACGCTGGTGCTAATAACGCGAAATACAACAAAAATACTTGGGGGTCTCAGGGGAACACGGCTATCATGAAGGGTAAAGCTGCTGGCTTGATGGGTCTGGACGAAGAGACACTACATGGGCGATTGTCAGCAGATGATGGCGGAACAAAGGAAGTCGCAGCAGTTAAGCGAGTGGCAAGAATTTTTGCTAAGACAAAGACGTTGAAGTCCATGAGGGATAAAGATAAAAAATACAACTCTCAGGGCTATGAAATGTTAGCAGAAGCGGTTCCAAGAAAAAGCAAAATTAGAGCCGTCGAAGCCAAACCTTTATATACTGAAAAAGAAGTATCTTTTATAACAAAATATTGGAAAGAAGTTCAAAAATTGAATAAAACCAAAGTTGACGCGGCAGCCCAGGCAGGCTTGGATGCCGATGAGCTAGCTAACTATAATGAAGAGACTAGAAAGAACTCTTCGTTAAAAAAATACGCATTAAAATTACAAGAATCTTCTGTCAAACAAGTGCAAGATCAACTTACACATCAAAAAGAGTTAGTACTTAGCCAGAAGGCGGGTATTACAACAGAACAGAAAAGAGAAACTCTTAACAAGAGAATTACGTCCTTAGGAGATAAAGTAGCAAAGGCAGAAGTAGAAAAAGAAGCTGCAGCCTTAGCCGTCTTTGCCATAGCAGAAAAACAAAATGGACAACAGTTAGCAAAATTAGAACTACAGAAAGATGAACAAGGTGGCGCAAAAGCACTATCGGACTTCCAAGCATCTATAGCAAGAGGAGAGACTGAAACTGTAGAGAGCTACATAGAAAGATTGCCCTTACTAAAAGCATCTTTGGATACTAAAGAAGGTGAACTACACACGGGTATAAAAGCTCTTGCTAATGCGGATACCCAGATTACAATTGAAAAAGCAACAAGAGATATTAAAACAGAACAATTAGAACTTGCTAAAGCTCTACTAAACTATCAAGCACAACTAACAAATCTAGCGTGGTCAGCTGCTGCTGCTGCACGAGCAGAAAAAGAAGCTAAAATAGGGGGAGCACTAGCTGTCTCTACGAGCATGAATAATCCGCAAGCTCTAGCAGACGAAAGACGACGACAACTTGCAGAGATTGGGAAAAGAGGTGATGCGGGTGCTGCGGGTACTGGAAAGATAGGAAGAATGGAAGCTAGTATACTTAATGCAGATAATGGACGAGCTTCGTTACAGGACCAAACTTGGAAAGATTCTGTAACAGGTAAGGAGGGGGGATTTGGTAAACCTGATTATGAACTCGATGGTAGGATTAAGGATCCTGCAAATCCGTTACAAGAATCCTACAATAAGCTACTACAAGAAACTCTAGATCTCCAGGGGAAAATCAACCTAGAAGAGCTAAAAGCAGGAAAGATAGTTGCTACAGGCAATGGTAGTATATCACAAGCTTCCATGCAAAAAGGGCTCACCAAGCTTGAGTTCGAGCGCGAGATGGCATTTTCTATAAATCCCGCTAACGCAGCGTTTGAAGCAGAAATATTAAGACTACAGATGCTGAAAGTACCCATTACCGCAAAGATTATTGAAGACACAAAAAGAATGTCTGTAGAACAAGCTAACGTTAACATCGAACTAGAGCTTATGAATGGAATACAGGACACTCTTGGAAATGCCTTTCAAAGTATGTTCCAATCAATGATAGACGGATCCAAGTCTTTTGGAACTGCTATGAAAGAGTTAGCCGTATCCGTGATCGCGGACTTAGCAGCTATGATGATGAAAGCAGCTGCCTTAAAATTCATGCTTGCTATGTTCCCAGGAATGGGTGCTGGAATGTCTGCCTCTACTGCTAACCCCCTAACGCGTTATGGTGGAATTGTATCTCCTTCAGGAAAATCTTTTGCAGCAGGTGGAGTAGCTCAGGGACCTCAGTCCGGGTATCAGGCAACACTACATGGTAGAGAAGCAGTTATTCCATTGGGGAATGATAAGAGTATCCCTGTACAACTAAGTGGGGGTGGCGGACAAAATACTGTCAATGTAATAGTTAATATGAGTGGTAATGGACAATCACAAACATCTTCAACAGGCGACGGAATGCAAGGACTCGGAAGATCAATAGGCGGCTTAGTACAGCAGCACTTACAACAAGAAATGAGACCGGGCGGATTATTAAATCAGCAAGGTACTAAAGGTAGAAGATAATGGCACTAGGATTAAAAACAAATAAAGTACAAACAGATGGGAGTACCGTAAACGGAGCAAACATAACTGGATTCAGTGCTCCTGTTATGTACGACAAAGGCGTATCCCAGACTCCAAAGCCTCGTGTACTAACAGCTAAGTTTGGCGATGGGTATGAGATGAGAGTTCGAGACGGTATAAATAATACTCCTAGAGCTTGGGGTCTGACTTTTGCTAATAAGCCTAAAATAGAGGCAGATGATTTGTATACCTTCTTTAACCGATTAGCATCAGTAGACACTGCTAAATTAACAGTTCCAGATACTAATTCGGGTAGTAACGAAGACGAAGTTGTAGTAGTAATTGAAGCATATACTAAAGCTATTGTGTATGATAACTACTATACTATTAGTTGCACAGCAAGAGAGGTTTTTGAGCCGTGAGCGCACCCATAACAGGCACGAATAATGCATTAGTCACTGATGTACAGGGACTAGCGCAGTCTAGTGCTTTAGTAGAACTTTATGAAGTTATATTGCCCGATAGTGATATTGGAGGCGCGGGTGTAGATAAACTATTCTTTCATGATGGAGCAGACGCTAATGCAGATGTAACATGGTATAGCTTATTAGATGAAACCAACTTTGGATCAACTCGAGAGGCTCATTACGGATTACAAACTTATACAGCTTTCCCCGTAGAATCAGATGGCTGGGAAGTAAAAGGCACAGGTTCGCTAGCAAGACCTACTATTAAATTTGCAAATATCAATCAATATTGGAGTGCAAACTTAAGTAACTTTGATGATTTAGTGGGGGCAAAAGTAATTCGTAGAAGAACTTTACAAAAGTATTTAGGTACTAATCCCCCTGTAGAATTTAACCGAGATGTATACTTTATAGAAAGAAAAGCTGCAGAGACATCTATGTTCGTAGAATTTGAACTTGTTTCTGCTTTTGATGTACAAGGAGTACAATTACCTAGAAGAACTATAGTAGCTGCACGATGCCCTTGGAAGTATAAAGATACTGAACAAGGTGGATGTAACTGGCCTAGTGATAATAGGTACGTAGTGGATGGTGTAGAACAAGTTTTATACTTTAATAAAGATGATACTAGAATAACTAGCTATAACACTTGGGGTCGTCAAGACCTGACAGCTAACAGAAAAGCTAATTTATATGTAGCTACTACATACGCAGTAGGAGACCATGTAGAGTACTCTAGACCTATAGGTGGGTTATATGGAGTAAGTAGTGTAGCCGATGGTACTAATGAAAGAACTCTTACTGTAGCGGATGCAGCTACAAGAGACATCTTTGATGTAGGTGGTCAGGTAGCTTCTATAGCGATTGAAAATCATGGCTATGGGTACACTTCAGTACCTACAGTTACTTTCTCAGCACCTTCATCGGGAACTACAGCTACAGCAACAGCCACTCTTTCTGCTGATATGATATCAACAATTACTATTACAAATCCAGGCTCTGGTTATACCTCAATTCCTACTATTACATTTAGTGGTGGAAATCCAAATGCATTAAGTAATACAGCAGCTACAGCAACACTTACCGAAGGAGACTTTGTTATACTAAAAGGTTTTGTTCATGCAGACCAGAATTACAAAAGTATACCTGTATATGTAACAGGCAAAGGTACGGGTACTAACTACACTATAACAGTAGAAGATGATCAAAGTGTAGATGGGGATACTATTGTTGTTACAGATGGCAGAGCGGGGTACATACAAGCTACTAGACTTACTCTATATAGATGTCTAACAGCTCATAGTATTGCAACATCAGATTCAGCCGATGATATTATTAAACCTACTAATATTTCCTATTGGGAATTTGGTGATGTATGCGGAAAAAGATTAGAATCATGTGCAGTTCGTTTTGGATACGAAGCAAACGGAACAGGCGTAGCAAGAGCCTACATAAATATGATAAGTGGTGTTGCAGGTGGTGGTGCGGGGTACACTTCAGTACCTACGGTTACTTTCTCAGCACCTTCATCGGGAACTACAGCTGTAGGAGTTGCTGTAGTATCAGGTGGAAAAGTTACAAAAATAAATATGACTACTGGAGGTACAGGATATACTTCAGCGCCTACAGTAGCCTTCTCAGGCGGTGGGTTTTCTACAGCCGCAACAGCATTAGCAGAACTAGGTAGAGATACGAGAAATATTACTCTACCATACGGTGGATTCCCAGGAGCGGGACTATAATGATTACACCAGTACTTGCAGATATAAAACAATATGTCCACGAGCAAGCAGATAAAGAAGCATGCGGGTTATTATCCGTCCAAAGAGGAAGAATTAAATGGAATCCTTGCAAAAATAGAGCAGGGGATCCTAAAAACGATTTTGTTATTGACCCTTTAGACTACAAAGCAGTAGCAGATAAGGGGGATGTAGTGGGAGTAGTGCATAGTCACCCCAACAGTCTACCAACACCTAGTCCTTTAGACCGAGCTGCATGTGATAAATTAGGAATTCCGTGGTATATTTTTGGAGAAAATGATGAATGGATAAAATTAGAACCGAGCGATGAGATTCATGATATACTGGGAAGACCCTTCGTCTATGGCGTTCATGATTGCTTCACTATCCTTCAGGACTATTTTAAAGCACTTGAAATAATTATCAAACCACACAACTATGAGTGGGAATTTTGGGAAATGGGCAAAAACTTATATATGGAGAATTTTGAAGCTGAAGGTTTCGTTAGAGTAACAGATGGTAGCATACAGGTTCACGACGTCATGTTAATGGCTCTGAACAGTGATATTGCCAACCATGCCGGAATATATGTAGGACGCGGAAGAATGTTACATCACGCTCCTAATAGATTATCTTGTAGAGATAACTATAATGGAATATGGAATCAAATAACCAGAGCAGTCGTAAGACATGAGAGTATGATATGAGAAAAGTATATTTAGAAGGATCTTTAGGTAAACAATTTGGAGAGGAGTGGACACTTAGTGTGAATACTCCTGCTGAAGCTATACAAGCAATTATGGCTCAACGTCCTGGTATGCGTAAATTTCTTGTTGATAGTGATGGTATAGAGGGGTACGAAGTCCTAATAGATAACGCAAGTATATCTGTACCCGAAGAACTACTTCTAAGTGACCCCGGTCAAACTCAATCTTACACTTTTGTGCCCGTAATTGCAGGGTCAAAGAGTCCTATTTTAACAATGATAATAGGTGCAGTTCTTATTTATATGACTGCAGGAGCAGCAGCAGCCTTCGGAGCAGCGGGACAAGGAGCTGCTGTTGCTGGTAGTACTGCAGCTGTAGGAACTACCGTTCAGGGTGTGGTTGTGACTCAAGCGATGTTAACCTCTGCAGGTACTATTAGCCTATCAGGAGCAGCAACGATCTCTGGAGCATCCCAGGCAGCTATTCTAGCTGTTCAGGGTGCTGGACAATTAGGTATGGGTTTATTATTAGGAGGAGCTGCAATGATGCTTGCTCCTGATGTACCGGATGGAAGTCAGGGGTCTAAGTCAGAAAACTATTTATTCGGTGGACCAATCAACACAACTAAACAAGGGGGGCCCATGCCTCTTGTATATGGAAGGGCTATTGTGGGTTCAAAGACAATATCTGCCTCACTTTTTACAAATACATCAAGACAAAAATTAACAGCAGGAAGAAAAATGGTTGGTATACCTAACTTTAGAACAGACGGTTCTGTATCTGGATTAACAGGTGCGTCCGATGGTAAAGGCTTTTTCACAGCAGGCGCAGGTGGCAGGGGTTCAGCAACAGGTCGAGAAAATTACAGTTATGAATAATAAAAATTTAATAATGATTAGGGGCTCTAAAGGTAAGGGCGGCGGGGGTGCTACTTATGAAGCAGACGATAATATGTTTGCAAGGCAGAGCGCTGCCTTTATAGATGCTATCGCAGAAGGACCGATTAAAGGATTGGTCTACGGCGATGCGTCTATACTTGTTGATGAAGTACGTTTAAGAAATGTTAACGTTGCTACAGGTAGAATTTCCGCAGAAACGAACTTTAATAACTTTACTGTAATTACAAAAAATGGAGATGCACAGCAAGTAGTTGATGCAGATTTCTTTGCGGAGTACCCTACTGCAGCTTTTTTAAGCTCAATAGGTGGCGCAGAGCTTATGAAGGGTGAGACTCAAAATCACACTATATCAAGTGCTACTTTCGAAAAAACTCAGACTGACTATATTAAAATTACTATATCTACTACGGGCATGGCGGCTATTACTAAAACGGGAGATAACAAGGGAGATATAAGAACTACTACTGTATACTTTAATATTGTTTTCACTTGGATAGATATCGATGGAGTAACTAGATCAGCAGAAGTATTTGATACAGGATTTTCTGGTAAAGTAACTGGTAAGTATGCACATACTTTCGGTTTCAATATAGAAAAATATAAATCTTTAGTAGCTCCTTATAATGGAATGACTGACTGGTCTATAGCGATAACTAATAGTGTTCGTAGTCCTGAAAGCACAGAATCTAGAGAAATTTCAAATTCTATATATGTAGATACTATAGAAGCTTCAATTGCAGATAAATTACAGTATCCATACACTGCTTATGTAGGTGGAGTTATCGATGCAGAAGCATTTAATAGTATTCCCGCAAGAGGCTACGAGATTGATGGTAAGTTAATACAAATTCCTTCTAATCACTATCCTCTAGACTATAATGGTAGAAAAATTACTCTTAGTGACGCCTCCAACTTCGCAGTTGGGCAGACTATTAGCCAAGATTTGAGTATAACTAGTATTGTAGCAGCAGGTACTGCAGATGAGGGGTATACCGCTACGACAACCTTAGGGGCAGCGCATGGCGTAGTTACTGGTGAGACTTTTACAGCAACTATAGCAACTACAGCAACACAAGATGAAGATTTTTTTGAAGGTAACTTTGTATGCACAGCAGCAAGTGCTACTACCTTTACTTACGTACTAAATAAACCTTTCGATGCTACTGCAGCTTCCGGCGCTGGGGCGTATAAAACTATAACAAACGTAACCTGTACTGGAACTATGACAGCAGCACTATTTAGTGGAGGACTTGTAGATAAAAAAGTAGGTAATGTACTTTACTTGAGAAACGTAGCAGCTAATACTAGTGCGCTAGATGGTGTTATATCTAATGGTACAAATACAGGAACAGTAACAGATACTGAACAAGTATTTATTCCAGCAAATTACAGAAGAAAAAGCTCAGATGGAACATTAGTAGTTAGAGAGCAAGACTGGGATGGAACGTTTTATCAATCATGGTGTAATAATCCTGCATGGGTTTACAATGATTTAGTT